CTTTTATCGCGTCCCAGTGTTTTATAATAAGAGCCGGTATTCCGATGATGGGGAAAAAGACCGCGACTGCGGCGAGAATCCAATCAGACGCTCCGAATATAAGATTTTTAATCCAGTCCCATGCGGCAGAGAAAAAGCCGACTATTTTATCCCACAGACCCTTAAAGAATCCGGCAACCTTATCCCAATTTTTTATGAGAAGATACACGCCTCCGGCAACAAGAGCGACCGCCGCAACTATAGCAAGGATCGGCCATGTCGCGGCAAGAGTGGGAGCTACAGAAGCCCACATGGACGCAATATAACTCCCGATTGCAGGTAACGCTCCGATAATTGATTTTGCCATTCCCATTATGCCGCTTCCCACAACTCGAAGCGGTGTTGCCAGCATCTTGACGCTACTGCCAAGCAGACCTATGCCGGACTTAAATAAATTTGCTATCCCTCCGGCATTTGATATGTTAGCCGCAAGTGTTGTCATTTGTGTGGCGGCGTTCAATGCGCCTGAACCCATATCCAATAAACCTTTCGCCGCCATCCCTGTCACCGCAGTGATTTTTGAAATCGCGCCGCCAATTGGAGAACTCATTATCGGACTGACAACGTTTGAAAGGAATCCGAATTTCATGTCGATAAAGAAGCCTTTAATCCCATTGATATCCTGTCCGATTTGCGCTTGAAGGGATTTTGAAGCGGAGTCCAGCCGCGCCATTTTCGCTTCAATGGCTTCCAGTTGAACACCTCGCGCCGCTTGCGTAATGTTTCCCATTCCTTCGGTAAACGATATAGCAAAGTCCTCATAGGCATCATCAGCCAACGCGAGGGCAAAAGTTGCCGCTTCTGTTGACCCTATAATACCTGCGAACGCTTGCTCGTCATCACCGAGCGCGGTTTTCAAGATTGCAAGGGATTCCGTAAGTCCGTATTGCTCAAGCATTGCTTTGCCGGACTCAAATCCTAAATCTTTATAAAGTCCGGCAAGCGTTTCACTCGGACTCATTAAAGTTGAGATAACGCCTTTTAATTGTTTTTGAGCCTGACCTGCGGAAAAACCTTTGTTAGTTGCATAAGCCATTGACGCGCCAAGTTCATCAAGCCCAATTCCGGCATTGGCGGCAAGCGCGGAGATGTTGCTAATCGCTCCGGCAAATTCTTCAACCGAGCCAACGCCCATGATATTTGTCTGCGTAAAGATATCAGCGGCAAGCGAAGCCTGATCCGCGCTCAAGTTCCAAGCATTCATGACGTTAACCATTGCGCTTGTTGTTTGAGCGAGATCAGCCTGATTCGCTTCAGATACTGCGACAGCGGCGTTCATTATCGCTATGTGCTTTGACGCATCAGAAACGCTTGTCGCAATATCCGCGAAGGCACTGGAAACAGCTTCCGGTCCGGCAACCGAACGTCCGCTAATAGCAAGCAGTTCTCGGCGCATAACTCCCATTTCTTCATTGGTTGCGCCAAGCCCTGCCTGAATATTTTTAAAGGAAGATTCCATTGACCCTGCTATGCGCGAAGGCTGATCCATAGCGTCAGACAGGGCTTTACGCATCGGTTCGGTCATGCTTGTCATCATCGCCATGTCAGCGGCGAGGCTAGTCATTGAGTTGTTTTTATTAATTTCATCTAATGCGCCTTTCATTCCGGCTAAATTGTTTTTAGCGTCATTAAAGCCGGAAGAAAAAGCGTCTTTAAATGCAAGTGTTATCGAACTAGCGAAATTCATTTTTTACCGTCCAATGCTTTTACTATTGCATCTTGTACGATGCCCACTTCAAATTCCCGAACAATCCGTGCTTGTTCATACTTCTCCATGAATTCATCAAAGCCAAGCTTTTCAACATCTTCACCCAGAAATCGCCTGATAAACAGGCGAATCCGAGTGATGCCGTCTACAGCTTCTTGCTCTTGGTTGAGAAGTTTGCACCGAAGAAAGGGCTAATTTCCTCCTGTACAAAATAAGCGTATGCTGACGGATATTCCCGAAGCTGTTCAATAATCGGCCCCGGTTCGGGATAGATGATAATCGACTGAATGAAATTCAAGTTTGCCACTGGAATGCTTTTCTGTGTCGCTTTCGCGTAACACTCGCCGTCAGCCACTGTCGGTTTACGGTAGACAAATTCTACTTTGTGCGTTTTTTTATCCGCATCGCTGAAATTGATTTCACCTTCAAAGATTCCTTCGGGGTGAGCGTCTTTAAGTTCTTTGATTTTTTCTTTGTTTAACTCCATACAAACTCCTTAAAATTAATTGAGTCCCGGAACATAAGCCGGAACGCCGTTTGAAATCAGCGGCGCAGTTAAATCTCCCTTGAGGGGAACCTTCAGATTCGTGTCGCCTTTGGCGGCAGAGAAATCCCTTTCATTGACTTTTACTTGCAGAGTGTCGGTAATCGGCATTTGACCTGTATGCCCATAACTGACGATAACCGGGAAAGGAGGCATATTATAAAATCCTCCGTGAGTTGCAGAGTATTTGTTCATCATTTCGTATTCAGCCCTGCCTAATTCCATCTCGCAACTGCCGGAATATTCTCCGCGCCCGATCCCTATTGGGATACCGTTTGAACCTGTAACGACCTTATCGTCTTTTTTATCCTTGTAGGATATTTTTTCGAACGTGAGGCTCAAGCCAGACGGCAAAATCAATTTGATTGACTCGAAATCGTAAATAATACCGTTAATCATTCTGCACCTCCAATTTTTGGATTCATGTACGCGATCTCGTTCTCGATGAATTCTTTTTTCCCGAGAGGAACAATTCGTACTTTGGTACGGAGTTTTCCGTCCGCAAGGATATTCTGTCCGGGTGGAACGATCACATAGCCGTCAGATATCTCTTTGTTTGTTTTCATGATTTCAAGCGGAGCCTGACTCTGCGCCACAAACATCTCAATTCCTTCGGGAGAGCCGTCTGCGCCGATAGAAACTGTATCGTTCAAAGCCGGAAGCTGTGCGACATATAAATTGCGGCAAGCCTTGTCCATGACTCTGCGGCGTTCCACAACACCAAAATCGCTTCCTTCTTCGCTCATCATTTTGCCGGAAGTAATATAAATCCCTTTCATTCCGACATATTTACGCACAGTCACATATCCTGCGTTCTTCAGGTTTTCGATGTGTCCGTCATTGATTCCTTCCGGCATCAAAGCGGTCGCGGCGGTGATCCCTTTGAACTTCACGGCATCGGGGCCGTCTTGTACTTTCCGCGCAACGAGTGTTCCGCAATAAGTTCCAATAAGTCCGCGCACATCGTTCTGTCCGTTGGCATCAGCCTCCATGATATAAGAGGCGCAAACTTGCAAGCGAGTTGAGCCAACAGAACCACGCTCTTCACCGCAAAGAGCGTTAGCCCACGCATCGAGCGTTTCATCTGTTCTCAAATAACGCGCTTGCGCCACAAAAAACAGATACTGGTAAATTTGAGCGGCTTCGTTTGCTTTAGTTGCAAGAGCCGCCCACATTGGAGAAGCTGACACTCCGGCAATAGCGATAAATTCGATTGCCAACTTTGCTTCAAATATTTTATTAATTGCGGCTAACACTTCGCCGTTGGTTGCAGACGGCGCGGTTGTAAAGAATCTGAAAGTATCGCCTTCTTTGAATCCTGAACCGCCGGGATTAAATTGCAGGATGAGTCCTGTACCGGGAATGTTATACTTTGCATCTCCGTCAGGAACTGTAATAAGTTTGCCGGGCAGTTCGTCAATTGTGATCCTGAAAGTGGCTTCATTGCGCCCGCCATCGCTTTCTAAAGCGACAGTGATTTTATACTCGTTTCTGGGAGTACCGGAGACGGTTATCGTGCCAGCTCCTTTATTTTCCGCGCCGGGTTTTACCTCCGACACGTTTCCGAGTATTGTTCCTTCAAGAGCAATCGCTGAAACTTTTGTCTTTGAAATAGAAAGCGCACTCACGAGAAGGTCTCTCAATGGGCCGTCACCTATTTTTTTCTCCACTTGATCTGCGTCAGTGAAAGTTAAAATTTCAGACCCGAACCTTTCAGCGACACCGATGGCGGCAAAACAGCCGTCAGCCTGTGCGCCCTGGACTCCCATCGCACCGTCCTGAATATCGTTTTTTATACCGGGTAACATTATTTACCTCCCATTGATGCGCCTAAAAATTCTTCAACAGCCGATTGAAAGTCTGCCTCCGGCAGACGTTTTCCGCTTGCCCATTTCTTGGATTGCATAACAGCTGCAAAGATCGGCGCATCGACCTTTAAATTTGTGGCGTGTTCCTCAATAGTGGGAAGTTCGTTTTTTTTATTGGACGGCTTGCTTCCGCCCAAATCACCCTGACCATTCAGGGGATTGTTTTCATCTGGTTTGGACATAAATCCTCCTTGCTTTTATTAGGCGATCTCGCCGTCATCATGTTCAGTCTGTTTAATGACTGGAACTTCTTTCGCTTTACGCGCGGCGGTTCCGGTGAATATTACCGCGATCACTGACAAATAAGGCTTGTTAAGACTGCTGGTGTGATCGGAGTGTTCTTCTTCGTCTATTCGCACATGACACTCAAAGCCGTCATACTCCCATTGACTTGGAATTTCTGGAATGATACTGCTGGTTAACTCATCCGCTTTATCTTCGCCGTCTGCCCAAATTCGAATCAGGATCGGCAGATTGCGATGTCCGCGCACATATCGTTCGCGGTACTGCTTTAGCTCACCTTCAAAATATCTTACTATCCGCGCTCCTGAAGCATCGAATTTGCCGGGGTTGGTTATCAAAGCAACAGTTGGGAATTTTCTTGCCATGATTTCGCGTGATTCATCAGCGACTGATTTCACGACATTAATTCCCGGTACAGTTTCTTTAATAATTTTCTCAAGCAGAGCTTTGGCTTCTTTTATCACCTCACGCCTCCAGCCCCAGAAGTTTTTGTACCGCCGGATCGCTCAAGATGCGGCGGTCAAAATCTTTCGGCACTCCCATGTAAGGTCGCGCCGGAATGGTTGTTTTGTTTCCCCTTCCGGCTTGCCCTCCTTGCTGATGTATTCGGGCATATATCATATTCGAGCCGAATATCACCGAACCATCAGGGAACGCTTCGAACATAAGAGATCGCTTCAGTTGACCGCCATAATTCAAAATCGGATTTGTCGATCCGTCAGAGCGCGGCTCCTTTAGCGATTCCCAATTTTTTCCGTCAACAGGTTCTTTCTCTTGTTCAAACGCTTTCTTGCTGATATAGTCCAGTTCGAATCCTGCAAACTCCGCAATTTTTTTCAGATCAGGCATTGACGCTTTGGAAAGCGCATCAATGATAGATTGAAATTCGGAGTCATTATATTCTGCGTGAACTATACCAGCACCAGCCATTTTAGAATCCTTTAAATCCCATTTTTGGCATGGTTGAAACTTTTACCCCGTCCGGCGGTCGAGACACTTCTTCATCATTTGAATAACCGGGTATTTTGAATTTACCCTCCGCGACCTTTGCCAAAAATTGTCTGGCGTTTTTCGCTTCATCAAGTATCGCTTTACCGCCGGGATCGTTTTCAAGAACGCCTGCACTTAATACAAGGTTTGCCACTGCGATATCTACACAATACTTTCTCAAGTTTTCAGGTGTATTCGATATCGGAACAGTATATCCGCCGGAAATTAAAAATCCGTCAATTTCCGCGCTTGCGTTTCGTATAGCGCGATCTACCGTGTTGGCATCCAAACGGCTCCAGCCAGCGATCCTGTCTGCTCCGTAAGCCGCATTCAAATCGTCTTGTGTGCAGTATGCCATGATACCCTCCACATTAATTTTTCCCTGATGGGAATCCGACATGGCGTTATCCGACACTCCGGCAAAAACCGGAACAAACAATGCCAAGATTAAAAGCAGTACAAATAAAATCTTTTTCATGTACTTACCTCCTAAAAAAATTTGATACGAGCCAACGGCTCGATTAGAGAACTTCTTTAATGGTGTAAATAAGGTCTTCGCAAACCACAACCTCATCTGTTTCTGTGGCAACTTGGATATATTCGCCGCCGAGAACGCCGCCATCATCTTCGTCCCATGTTCTGACCACATAGCCACTGCTGTCTGCTTCTTTGTACTGGAGCATGAGTGTTTTTCCGGCGCAGGGCTGATCCCACTGATCGTTTGTATGAGCAAGAACAACCACATCACCCCAAATATCTTTGGGAGTAGTTGTTCCTTCGCTGTTTTGTTTTCCAAAATCGGCGCGACCTTTTGCGATGATCACACGGTCAATTCTGAAGAGTTTCGCAAGAGTTTCTTCGCTAACTTTTTTTATCAGATTGGCTTCGCCGAGTTTGGCGATAAGTATCGGGTGATATTCCAAAGCATCGTATACCGCTTCACTAAAAACCATGACATTGGGTCTGAAAAATAATTTTTTGATGCTGTCTCTGATGGACTCGAAAGGATCGCCTTTGCCATTCGCCCATTTGTCTGTTTTACTGGTTCCTGTACCGGAGAGAGTTGTGGAACGTCCCGAAAGGCTAGTAACCTTCTTGGCAATACGCTGTTCCTGTGCAAGTTCCAGTTTACTTGTCAAAATTTGCGCTTTCTGTTTTTCCCAAAGTTTGAATGGGCCGTCCATAAATTCAAGGTCTGCACTGTCTATAAAAGATTTGAGACCGTGAGGTGTTGTCGCATATTGGGCTGTTTTTGCAGAAACATGAAATTCGTTTGCTTGGCTTCTTTCTCCGCCCATTGTTGTATCAGGCACTTTGAATGCGGCATCCTTGTCGAACTTCGCATACTTGCCTGACGGTTTGGGAACCGGAATGCGAGGAAAAATAATCGGGCCGATAAGCCCTTCTCTGGATTTCTCCGAATAATCAACCGCTAAATTTGAAAGTAACGGATCGATATAACCGTATCTTCTTGGCATTTTAAACCTCCTTAAACTTTGCTGAAGCCGCGCTCGATCAGCACGTCAACATAATCGCCAGCGGAACCGCCTTCAAGGAAAATTCCGACTGTGTTGTAATCTCCTGCCGTTGACGGCAGAACCTCAAGAGAACCTGAAGTATCTTTTTTCAGGATCGCTTTCTTTCCGGCGGTAACAGTTCCACCAGCCAGAGCCTTTGCGACTCCATGCAGAACTATTCCAACCGACTCACCTTCTTTTTTTTCTTCATTGGCTTCGAAGGCATACAGACCAATGAAATCTCCTGTGCCGTTATTCCCGGGGGCTTTGACTTTGTTGTCAGCAGTTCCCTGCACAACGGCGCATCCGGGTTTGATCACCGATTCGGCGATATAGGGTCTTCTGTTAATCATTAGACTCCTCCTCTTTAAAAAGTTCGGGCTTTTCCGCATACAAGACTGTTGCGGCTTCTGCGAAGCTTGTCAGCTTTTTTTCTTTCTGGAACGCTTTGATCTTCGCGGTCAGATCGGCAGAATCTGCCGCCGGAGCCGGAGCGTTCTTTTTGTCCGCTGTGTGCTTTCCGGACAAATCGACTTTTTTCTCCAGTGAGGAGAATAAGGCTCGGTATTCTTTCCGCTCCTCATCACCTAACCGTGAGTCCAGCGCGACAGCTTTCTCGAAATCGGCAGGGGTCATTTTTCCCTCGTCCCGAAGTTTCCCGAAGAAAGCTTCAGCGTCATGTTTTCTGCCTGCGTTTTTCAGTTCTTCGTTTTCTTTTTTGAAAGCGGCAAGCTGTCCGGCAGTCTTTTCGAGTTCCGCGATTCGGGCGTTGCTTTTTTCAAGTTCCGCCTGCAAGTCTTCAGCATTTTTCATTACTGATTCCTCCTGTGTTTTCTCCTGCCCTTCATAAGACAGGGATTTTATATCGTCAGCGTTAACCTTTCTGGTGAACGTTGTGACGTGATTTTCTTCATCAGCAGTATTGACAACACCGCCTGATAAAAAACTTTTGAGACTGAACGTAGTGGGAATTTTCGTTCCCGTAACCGCCGGAGTATCCCGACCTAAAAGAGCAATCGCTCTCAAATACGGAGGATCATCTTTGTTGACTTTGTCAAACTCAAAGATTTCAACGGAAATGTAGCGTAACTTTTTTTCTGCAATGGCATGGCGAGCCTCAAGCGAAAAATCATTAATAGTGGCATAGACCTTTCCGTCTTTGTCCATCCGCACACTTTCCACCCAGCCGTGCGCGTACTGATCGGCATCACGAATGGCGAAGGATCGGTGTCCAATTACCGCAGGGGCTTCGAGATTGTTGACCGGATCGTAAGCGTCAACCATCTTTTTTACTCGCTCTTCCGACCAGTCTCCTTGTGGATATTTCCCGGCTTTAAATACAAATAGTTCAGGCATTTTCCGCACCTCCTGTAAATTCTGAAAAATCGCCTCCGACATCGCCGGAAACATAGGCTTTAATAGGCTTTAAAAGCCGTTCAAATTCAATTGCTTGCCTAAAGGTGGTAGTTGGATACCCTTTTTCGATTCGGGCGCGTCCTGTGGGCTTTTTTGCCATTATTGTACCTCGTCCAAAATTGCCGCTTCCGCTTTCCTTCGCGCCATATAAGTCCGATGCGATGCGCTCCAATTTTCAGGATTACGAAGAGACTCTGCGGCTTCCTTATACGCGCCCTGTTGCATATTTGCCCATGCATTCGCCAAGCCGGGAGAATCCGGTCTTTTTGGGGTTCCGAATTGATAATGAAGAGATACCGCTACCGCTTGGACTTCCTTCGGAGCATTTTCAAAAAGTTCACGACCGAAAATTGATGCCGCTTGATCGATATAGCGGTTATGAACTGCCGTGTCGATCTCCTCAACTTGTTCGGCGGTAATGGTGAACGGATCGCTCTGAAGCTTTTTTAACGCTTCTTGTTTCTGGAGACCGATATACGGAGCAAGAATGGCGAGAGTGGAAGCGGATATTCCCATCACCGAAAGCCCTTTCATGGTCTGCTGACCGAGATCAACTCCTGTCGCAATAGTCACTCCAGATGCACCTAACGGCGCACCTTTATCCGGACTGTCGCCGCCGTAATAAGTTCCCTGATAGCAGGGAATGTATCCGCGAGCTATTGCTTTGCCTTCAAATCTGGCAAGAACCGATTCAATGTACTTTCTGTTAATCATAAAAAACCTCCTTGATTAACTTGACTCCGCTCCAAAACGGAGTTATATTTATTAATGGTTACTGCCCAGAACTCGTATACTGGTAGCAGAGCCTTGTTGGTTTTTCCAGCATGGACGGCAGGGGGTTCGAATCCCCCCGGGCGGTCACCATATTTTTTTGTACTTCTGTTGACCATACATATCCTCCATCCAAGCAAGAGTTTTGATTTTCAATGCCAGCGTTTTTTGTTGCTGTATTAAAACTATTTTTAATACCTTTCCGTCTCCGGTACTTTTTACAAAGTGAAACGCACGTCCTTGTTTTTTGTGTTTAGGTTCAGGCTCTTCTTCATATATTCGTTCCGGTTTTTGAATGGTTGAATAAAGATCACCGAGCAATTCATTCGGTATTCTTTGTTTATTTATTTTGACCGCCGTCCCATGATGTAAATCCGTATCCTCTGCCATAATTTTAGAATCAATAACTCCGGCGTTCATCATCGCTTCATGACGTGACTCTTCGAGATTTCCAACTTGATAAAGTATTCCAAGAGGGAAATATTCTTTTTTATCCATACGGTGGATCAGTACATCGAATTCGCCGGAAGTCATTTTTGTATTTTCCATATCTTGCCGATAATTTTTTATGACGTGTTCCAAAGCTGTTTTTCCGTCACTCATTCTGAATTTTTCAAGATTTTTATAACTGCTAAAATTTGGAGCAAGAGCTTCCCGACCCGGATTATATTTCCACTCCGACGGCGCAAAATTATTCCAGTCAACGGCATTACCATTTTTATCAACCATCGCCGGAGGATTTCCGTCTGCATCAGATTTTAATATTTCTATACCTTCGCGCTCTGCGCCTGCTTCACTTAAGGTAACAACCGAACATTCACAGCCCCATCCGTTCGGCGGTCTATTTTCATTCCAGAACGGATCATCCCATCTAAAAGCCTTACCATGCAGAGCAAGATGATCTTCTCTCCGATTTTTTCCAACGAGCTTGGAAACATATTCCCAAATCGGACGCAAAGACGCGCCGCGCACTTGCTGGCGATATCGCCCTGCTTCGTAAGCGGTTCTCATATTGACGTGATATATAAGACCTATTCGCCAGTTGATGTAATCTTTATCATCTTTCCCCTTGTCGCTCCGACCATACCAGCCTTTTTCTTCCATGAGGCTTCGCATCTCTTTTTTGAACGTGTTGAAACTTTCGCCATCGTTCATCGCTTTATTCAGCAATCCGAAAATGTCATTTAATACAGCGGCGTTACGCGAATGAGCAACAGTGAACGCATGGGCGTGTTCACCATGCTTTAGATCATTCCAATTCTCTGTTTCCACAATAGATTTCCGTGAGAGATATTTCTTTGCTTCAACAGGATCAGGAATGCGATCAGCCATTGCGTCCTCCGGTTTTTGCCCCTATCTGGCTGGCGGCATATCGAACCTCGTCAAGAAGAGCCGCGCACTTCGAAGGCGAAGAGTTGGCATTTACAACAGCGTCAAATGCTTCATCAAAATCATGTGCCTGTCCTAAAGCGTCAATGAATGAATTAACTGTCGTATTCGTTTCCGCTTGTGCGGCTTTTAACATAGCGTTCTCGAAACGATCCGTGAGATCGGCATCTTTCTCCAGTTCCTTTTCATCTTTGGAAGCGAAGAGCATGGCGAGCTTGCGAAAAAAAGATTTCTTTTTATTTTTCTTTATGTTCCCACAACCGCAAGAACAATTTACAGGATGTTTCCGGTCAGAAATTATTTGATTAAAGCCGGGAAATGAATCGCCTCCGGACGGCTCTGACGCAAGATCAAAATCATCTTCTTGCATTCCGTACTCCTTAATGAAATATTCTTTTTTCGGTCTCCAGCCAAGAGTGTGTAATTTCGTATCACGCTCTGCGCGAGGGGTTTGGAGATCTTCATCTTTAACAAACTGGAATTGAGGTGGAGCGGCATCCGCGCCGAAATTATAAAAAGTATAGACAGCCGCCAAGCGGTTAAAAGCCGCGCTGATTCTGCGGCGGTCTGCGGCGGCTAAGTCTCCTCTTACAAGATCATGCGCTTTAGCGGCGGCGAAGCTTCCGACATCGCCGACTTCGGTCGTGAGCGTTTGACCAAGTACCGCTTTGGAGATTTCCTGATTCGCCGCTTGAATGTAAGAATGATGAACATCCGAACTGCCTTTTTTATCTGCCGCAGAGGTAATTGTTATTTCCGCGCCTTCAGGCATGATTGCAACCGCATCGGCAACCATATATTCCAAACTTTCAAGAAGTTCTTTCTTAAAAGCTTCGCTAGCATTAGGAGGATATTTTCCGAACGCAAATGAACCGCCGTATTTTTCAACAAATACAGTCCACCATCGGAAGCCGTTTTTTTTGAAAGTTACAGGCCAGAAGCATTTTGAAAAAACTTTCACGCCATAAGGGTTCGCATAACTCGGTCGATGTTGACAAAGTAAAAAACGATTCTCCGGCAGTTCCTCTGTTGCAATGGCTCCACTCTTGAGAACCAATTTATTTTCTTGATTAAACTCAAACCATTGCGGAGGCTTACCAACTATATTTGATATTCCCCATTTTTTTTCTTTCAAAGTCCAAAGTACTTCAAGCGGAGAATAACCGAAGGCAACAGCGTCCATCATCTCTTCGATAATTCGCGGAATGTCCATATCTTTTAATTCTTCAGCGAATGCGTCTGCAAATTCTTTTGAGCCGGAACTGTCATCACCGGGTTCCATGAACCATTCCGCGCCGGATGTTGCCGCGCATCGAATACTCCAGACGCTCTCAAGATGGCTGTCGGTTAAAAGTTCCTGTAACGCTGTGATTCCCCTTCCCATTTTTCTCAAAACAGGATCGGGATCGGGAAGAGTACGAACCAGCCGCACAAAATCATTTGCGCGGCTCCGAGTGGCAAAATGATCACCGCCGGAAATATTTACATCGGGAGTGTCGGAGACGGATTTTTTTTCATTGTCTATTTTGGAATCAGGAGACCATTTTTTAGCCATCAATATCCCTCCATTATTCGCGCCGCTTCTCTTGTGTGAGTTGATTTTGGTTTACCTGCACGGCGTTTTTTTGCGTACTCTAACAATTTCCGCACAACACCTTCCAGCGCATCGGGGCCGTCTACAAATTCGCCATCTGGGAATTGTAATAGTTGATCAATGAGTTCTTTTTGATCTTTATCTTTTTTCAAAAATCGAATAACGCCGTTTTCAATCGGCGCGGATAGCGTTCCTTCAATTCTTGTTATTTTGTTGATTGTGTTTGTTTCCGCTTTGTACGGAATATAATATCCTTCGCGTTCAGCGGCGGCATCAAATATATTTGACAATAAAGCCTGACCGCCATTGTCCTCATAAAACATCCAAGAAGGATTAAAATTTTCATAAATCAAATACATTCCATCGACCATTCGGGAAACTGATTCCTTTCTGATGCGAGCCTTCAAAATATAGATCGCGCCCTCGCTGGTAATTCCGGCACATATTGTCGCTTTATAACAATGTTTCTCCTCCGCTTTAACGGACGGATCTGTCCATGAAAAAATATGAGTGAACCTTGTTCCGAGAAGTTCCTCTTCCGCATAGCCCTTTATGTGTTCTTCGCTAAAAATTCTTTCATCAAGCGCAATGGGAATAAGTAGAAATTCTTGGTTATACGATCTTGAGCCGATTGCCTTTTTTATTCTTGCAAGCCGTGCCGGAGGGAATTCTTCATTCCATGTCGGTTTGCCTTTTGACTCTGCCGGAAACTTGAACGTCTTAACCGGACTTATATCGTCAGACCCTTTTTCAAGTGTGCTTGCAACGCACTGTGTATTGAGAGGAGTGGCTGGAATAATCAATGAATAATTTTCAGCGAGAGCTGGAATTAAATCTTGAGTGATCCACTCAATCGTCTCTCTGACAAATTTGCGGCTCTTGGCTCGCTTGCGGTTTTGAATATCATCACAACGAACATAATCCGGTCTATTCGGGCCGTGAACAAAACCGCGAGGGTCTTGTCCGATTGATACGGAACGAACTCCGACCTTCTTGCCGCCGGAATCAGGAAGATGGACAGTGAAATTTTTTATACCGGGATGTTGGTTCGGTAAAAAGAATTCTCCGAAATCATTATGAAGCCGCTGATTATATAATAATTCAAGAAGTATGCGACCTGTAAATACCGCGCTTTTTTCTTCGTTGTAAGAGGAGAAAATCATAAAGTTTCGATTGCCATAAACTATCTCATGAACCGGATCAAGGAACGTGAAATATGTGGACTTGCCGCTTCCTCTGAACGCTTGCAATAAAACAGGTTCGGCTTCTATCAGCCTTATTTTTTCCCAATCCTTGTGGAACTTTGCGGATTCTTTTTTTACATAGTCAGGGAAATACGTTCTTCCAAATTCTTCAATGTTTTTCTCGCACTTTTTTTTCCGTTCGGCTTTCGCTTTGGGAGAATTGTCAAGGAACAGCGGACGAGCGAGAATTTCTTCTCGCAGTTCATTCCATGCGGCTTCTAATTGTTTCGCAGTCCGTATTTCCATAACTTAAAATATTCCCTTCGAAGTTGTGTATTCTTTGAGAGCCGTATAAATACGATCCCAATGCGGTTCCATTTTCCCTTTTAATTCCGGCTCGTGTTCGGCAAGCCAGATGTTGATTACTTTGATAA